ATAAAAACTTTTAGCCATATTCTTAATAGCCTGTTGTTGTGAATCTAATTTACCAGTACTTAGGGTTCCACCTTGAACCATACCATTCATTACCTGATTAAAGGCTTCACGATTAGATAGTTGGATTCCATACTGTGTTGCATATTCCTTAAGGCTAGATACTGATTGGCTTAGTGCACCAGTGCCTGAACCTATCTGCTCATCAGATAATTTTAATACTGATGATTTAACTGTATCAAATGCTATTTGTCTGTAATCATCATCTGTTAAAGTAGAACCACTAGTTACGGCTACTCCACCTATTTCCTTACGGGTAATAACTGCTAGTTTTTCTGCAGCCTTAACTTTATTAAAGAATGATTTTCTTTCACCCTCTGTTGCTGGGCGGTCTAGTAATTGCTGAACAAAGTTATTTATTAACTCACCAGCATCTGCCTCTGTACTTGCTACCCTACTCTTAGTAGGACCACCAATACCAGCAGATGGACGACTAGATGCCCAATCAAAGAATGGGGTTAGTTTAGTGCTTTTGTCTATAAGAAAAGCATCTACTTGCTCTACAGACTGAGTATTACCAGCCTTTAATATTGCGGTAGTAAAGGCATTGCTATCTTTAGTGGTATATCCAGTCTTATCTAAGTCTCCAGACTTATATAAACTTGTTCTAAGAGCCTCCAGTTTTTTACCAGGATTATCTTTTTTAACCTGAGCAACATATTGAGTTCCAGTTAAGGGAGCAAAGTCACCATTTGGATATACATATAAAAAGTACTGAACAGTCTTATCGCCTACCTGTTTAACTAATTGACGATATCTTCCAGACTGGTCAAAGGTAATTTGATATTCACCAGTAGGACCGAATTTAGTTTCAAGGTCTTTATAGTCTTGCTCCTTCTTCTGTGCCTCTACTTCAAAAGGACGAATACCCATACTACTCCTTTTCCGCTGCTGCTGTTGTAACATCCCTAGAGTATGAGTTTAATAGTGAACGGAAAATCATACGATTTGCCTCTCTAATCTCTGGATATGTTTTGCTGTACTCTTCAATTAATTTATTAATGCTTTCTTTCTTTGCAGCCTTTACATCACTGAAGTCATAACGGCTAGACATATTTGTATCTTTAACAATGCTTAAGAATTGATTTATTTCAGAAACAACCAATTGCATAGCAACCCTTGAGCGCTTATCTATTGGGCTATTCTTGCTAGATACTATCTCTGATAACTCTCTGAACTTAGTTTCTAATGTACCTTGATTATCTATATTACCCATAATTTCTGCCTTTAGGTATGGGTTAGAACTTAACATAGATTTACGGGCTTGCTGTGATTTGTAGATAATCTCTCTGCGTAAGTCAACATCAGTAGTCTTTGCTAACTCTGCCTTTTGATTGTCCTCAATTGCAAAGTAAGTCTCACGGTCTTCTGATAATTGAACATCTTTTAGATAACCTTTTAGGTATTTATCAAACTCTTCTTGACCCTTTGGAAATCTTAATATACCCTCAGATTCCATCCAAGAATAAATATCTGGGTTATATTCCCCTACTCTAGGAGCAAAGATATATGCAGTCTCACCATATACATCTACGAATTTAGAGTTATTAACAACCCAGTTCTTTACCTCTTCTGTCTTGTTAATAAATACTTTCATAGCACTATTGTTTCTAGGAACTATATAGGCTAACTTACCTGGGTTTTTGCCAATGAATGTAGCCAAGGCTAATTCAAATGCATCTGTCGCATTCTCTGAATCATTGCGAAGAATACTATTATAGATATCCCAGAACTCTGCTTTGAATGAGGTAATACCAACATTCTTCATATAGTTTGGTAGGTCTTTAGTATCTCTTAATGCTGGATATGCTGGTGAGAATTGACCTAGGATATTACGTCCTACAACAACTGAACTTGCTGCAATTTTTATATTGCTTAAGTATCTATCTGTTTCTTCAACTGTAGCATCTACTGGCAAGTTATATCCATATGCTTGTAAATAGGCTATGGCTTGAAGTACTGCTGTACCCTTTTGCCTATCTGATTCTGTTGGAGACATAGTGCTCCAAATAGTAGAACCTAATAATGGCATTACTGCCTCACGTAGGTCTAGGTTCTTACCTATATTACCAAGGGCAATATTGTTAATTAAATCTGCAGCCTCGCTTGCTGCTGGTGTAACCTTTTCTTTAATAGGACCTGGAACAAAAGGTAATTCACGTAAGAAAGACTTTAATGTCAACAAAGCGACTGATGCTACTGGACCACTGAAGGCTGGTTGACCAGCATCAGGGGCAAAGGATGGGTTAATTAATCTTAACTTAATAGCAAAGTCATTAAATGATGGTATCTTAAAATCATCATCTCCGCTTACTGCCTTTATAATAGGATTTACTGCAGAGTTAATAATAATATCTGTAGGGAAAGTTACGTATAAATCTCCCTTATCATCCTCATATATATCACCACTTGCTTGTAGTCCTGTGTGTAGCAGTCTTAAGCGGTATAAAGTTTGTAGTGGTTTCTTTGTATACAAACGATACATACGGCGGTAAAAATCTTCTGTTGCTCTATAAAAACGTCCAACAGCACGGACAGATACAGCAAGATTAGTTCGGACATTTGGATTATCAGCAAATGTTATTAATTCATTTACTGCACCATTCCAGGCTATTTCAACTGTTTGCTTTTCTGCCTGAGCCTTAGCAAGTTTTGCTGCCTTAGCATCTGAAAATAAAGGATTACTTTCTTTAATTAACTTTTGATACTGAGTAACAAGTTTTTTCTCATATGGAGCAAGGTCATCCATATACTTGCTATACATAATCCAAAGAGCAGGCTGACGATATAGACCATTTACCTGTGCATCCATTACATCCATAGCCCAGTTTTGGAATTTGCCTAAAATTGCACCAAATTCACTAACATCTTGTAGGTTCTCAAGGTCTGCATCTCCACCCATATGGACTAAACGGGTATTAATTTGTCCACTAGTAGGGCGGAATCCCTTAGTAAGTTTAAAAAACTCATCTGGAGTTAAAGAAGCAGAGGCTTTTGCCCAGGCAGCCTTAACCATTTTCTTACTATCAGCATATAAATCAGCGTGACGGTCTTTTATAGCCTCAAATAATTTTTCGTTGTATGAATTAGGTCCACCGTGAAAGGTATCATACATATCAATCAACATATTATCTACGTGAACACGGGCAATATCTGCCTCAGTCATACCTTGTTGACGATAATACACGGTTGTGCTGAATTCTTTATTGAAATCTTTTATCTTTTTAGGATTAAAAGCATCAAATGTATTTAAATCTAGGTCAGCCCGTACGCCTACTTGGTCTAATATATCTCTTCTGGCTAATTCAAAATCTCCGCCAGTCTTTAAAGCATTATGCCTAAAGAATGGAGTCACTGGACTTACATATTGTCCATCTCCAACTGTCTTTCCATTATAAGAAAAACGAATGCTGAAGTTATCAAAGTGAGCAACTGCTACTTCTAGGTCATTTAATTCAGTAATATCAATTGCTCTATATGCTTTAGAGGCTTTTAGATTGTTTGCCTCGTACATCTTAGTTAAATTAGATGGGGTAAACTGAGCATTAATAAATTCTTTATCTACTCTTGCAGAAAGGCTGGTCTTAGCACCCAAAGAATTAGAAATAGAATCAACAGCAGAAGGGTTGTTCTTCAACAACTTACGCATATTTTCTCGTGCTTTTTTTGGTAGTTGTTTATTTACAATATCTTCATATCGTTCAACTATTGTCTCACGAATTAATTGTTGTTGAACTTGTTCTGGTGTAATCTTTAATTTAGTTGCAAGTTCTTCTACAATTTCTACACGCTTGTCAAATGGAATCTTTTTAGTGATATCCCCTTTAGGATATAACTTATAGAATGCACGCTTAAAGCCAATAGCAGATTTAGAACCACTAATTGTAGTTAATGCTTTTACTTCTTTACGCCCACCAAAAATAAATTTAAGTAATGCATCTGTAGGTGCAGTTAAAAAATAAAAGAAAGATTCATCAATACTTGTTCTAGACCCAAGTCTAGGGAACAATGTAAATGTAGTCCAAAAATTGTTGTAATTACGAACAAATTTATTTCTAGTTGCGCCACCCAGCGCTACCATAAATTTATGTTTTTGATTTCCAAACTTGCTTAATTTACCCATAGAAGCATTCTCTGCAATAATTTCATATGGCAAAGGTGCTGTACCTTCAGCAGTCTGGGATAATTGAACTATACCCTTACTTGATTGTACGGCTACATCATTTTCTAAAGTGTAGGCTTCTCTACTAACTCGGCCAACAAAGTGTTGTGGCACTTCAGAGCGAACCATAGAATACATACCAGCCTTCTCGTTGAAGGTGGCATTTAAAATTTCTGACATCTGGTTCTTGCCGTCAGGAACGCCAACCATTCCTTGCTTCAGCATATATCCATAAGAAAGATTACGAACAATTGTTCTTTGATACTCTTCGCTTTGATTTAAGAATTCAAAAGCAATGGTATCTGCAAGGTCTTTTCTTACTACTTGAGCCGCTAAATTACGGACTTCATCAATTGTTTTAATAGCATCTTCGCCGTAAAGAATACGACCTGGGCTTCTTTGAAGCATTCTTCCAGTTTTATGAAGAGTATTAACATCACTTTCTAGTTTAAGCAAATCAGCCATTGCTGGATTAACTAGAACATCTCTTTCATTAGATACCTTAGTAAGTACTTCCATAGCATTACCAAGTCTGATATCACTTACACTTTCAGCGATAGCACCAGTCTTAGCGCTTGGATTAAAAATTGCATCTGCTGTTTGATGAACTGAAGATGTAAGTTTTCTATAGGATTTAGATACTGGAATAGCATTTCTATAGAAAGATACTCCATCTACATTTCCTTGAAGTAATAAGTTTCTATCATCTATATCAACAAAGAATTTTCTTGCAGAATTAGCATCAAATGTTCTAGCCTTTGATAGACCAACTAATATTTCAGTATTAGCCCATTCTGGATATTGGCTTTTAATAGTACGATAAACTTCTGCTTTTTGTTGAGATGTCTCGGCATTGGCAAAGTTTCTAACCGCAGGGCCTAGTTCATCATCCCAAAGTTTAATAACATCTGGTTGTCTAAATACAAAATCCATACCTGCAGCAACATTTCCACGTTCTGCTAAGAATTGATACTTGTCTTTAATTTTCTCGCCACGGGACTTAATACCAATAAATCTTAATGCTTCTGTAGGAGTAGCCTTGACTCCTTCAATTCCTTTTGTTACTGCTTTAATAGCAGTTCCTACACCAGCCCAGGAAAGTGGGTCAATACCTATCTGATATAAACCATCAATAGGACCAGAAACTAAACCTTGAGCCTTTGATATACCTTCTGGAGTTGACATATCAATTCCTAAAGTTTTTAAGAATTTTTCTGGAACTGTATCAACTTTATTATTAACACGGTCTTGAATACTTCTACCAGCAACATCTCTACCTGGAGATATCTGAGCATTCATTTTTATTTCTTGTAAAATTTTATCAAACTTTTTTGGCTCATCATTGTAGAATTTAATTGCATCAAGAATTTCAGCATCTACTTTGCCATAGTCATCAATGGCTTCGCCTGGTGTTTTTCCGTCTATAGTAGAAGTGGCTAAAGAAACTATACCTTTTCCATACTTTTGTTCAAACTCATCAATTCTGTCCCATTTGAAAGAGTTTTTACCATTATATCCATCTTTAATAACTTGTGTAGAAAATGGTATTTTTTGTTTTAATTGACGATAAATTGTAGGTCCAGTATTAACTACTTTTCCATATACATCTGAAGCAGCAAAACCCGCAAGCAATGGACTTGCTGCAGTTTTATATGCATTCATTACAAAGCCACTTACAGCCTGTGTAGCCTTACCAATTAATCCTTGCTCAGCCTCAAAAATTTTCTTATCATTAAATAGATATCTAATGTTAGATTGAACAATTGGGTCAAGTTCAAGAAACTGTTCTCTTCCTTTTCTTTCACTTAACTTTAAAAGTTCTTTTGCTTTTTTGTGCGAGAAAGCCATCTGCTCTGCTATTTTTTGTTGCTCAGGTGGTAAGTTCGCTAATGTTGCAGCCTGATAAAAATTAGGGCTGACCTCTGCTACGACAGGGTTTAATGGTCTATAAGCCACTAGTAGCCTCTATCTTCTAGCATTCTATAAATTAATTCAGTATCTCCACTTGGGTCGTATTGTGCAATGTTGCTAAGAATTGAAAGTAAAGTTGGTTCTGACTTAGGAAGATTTAATGATGCAAAACCTGGACCATCACCCATATCAATACCGCTAGTAATTGGCTCAGCAGCACGGCGTGAAGGTGCAGTAAATGGAACTATATCTTCCATACTTCCCATATTTAAATTTGTTTTAGGAATTGGATTACCAGCCATAGGTGCTGCTACTTGGTTATCGTAGGTTTGTTGTCCTTGTCCATATGGTAATCCTGAGATGTAGGTTGCAGGTTGTGTTGGTCCCCCGTCAGTGCGTTGACTAAGAGCGCCAGGGCCTGATACTGGGGCTGGGTTAGTCGGCTTTCTATATCCACCTTGTTGTGCCACACTTCCTCCTACTTAGTAAATTGTGTTTTGACATTAACTGCTCCACCACACCAAACATTATATTGGATTGCTATATTGACTGCTTTCTTAGCAGCGCTTGATGCTTTAGCGTGTGTCCTTGTTTCTGATTCCATTGCTGCTAGTGCACCAAGGGCTAAAGACCCACCTGCACCAATTCCATACAAACCTTTATCGTCCCGCATAAATCCATAATCATCACTTACTTGATATAACTTTCCATTAAAACAAATTAATGCATCCCACCCAGAATCATCATCATTTTTATTCTTAGGTGCTGGGTCATAACCTGCTTCAGTTAGAGTTTGTTTTATAGATGGTAATACTCTAATCATCATAAATCTATCTGGGTCTTGCGTCTTAACTACTTTAGGTGGTTGCCATAAGTTATTAAGAATATCTCCTGCTATAGCATCACCTGCTACTGCAACTAAATACTCATTAACCTTAACTATCTTTTCACAGCCTTTGGCTACATACGGTTTATCCGTATATGTAGTCATTGAGTCTGCGCCTAAAACAGCCCAGCCTTTTCCTTGAATACCTACAATGGCAGTCATAGTCCCCTTCTAACTTATCTTCTTACAACTGTCCTTGCACTTGCACTGGCTTGTCCACCAGCACTCAAACTAGATAAAAGACTTTGTAGTCCGCCACCTTGTTCTTGTGGTAATGAGATGCCTCCTACTGGAGCGGCGGGAGCAGGGGACGTTTGCTCAACCTGAGTTGCGCCAGCAGGAGGTAATTCTTCAGGCTTGAAGATTTCTTCAATTGCATCCTCAAGTGCTACTCCCTTTTGACGGGCTTTAATGACATCTGAAATTTTCATAATAATATCAGATGGGTCCATTCCTTGTGTAGCCATTTGAGGTATTGCTTGAGTATATGCCCCCAACGCACCCAGTAATGAGTTACGCATTTCTTCAATCTCAATCTTCTCTTGCTCTTGAGTTACGTTAATACCAAATGGTAGTTCACGCATAACCATATCTTTAGAAATAATTTTAGCGCCTAATGCCTGGAGCATAAAGATAAGTCCCTGCGCTGGATTAAGACCAGCAAGCATACCATAGCGGACATCGGCTGAGTAATCTTTTTTAATATCCTTTGATGGTTTGTAATCAATGCTGTAAGGAGAACCAGCATCTACACCACGAACTGTCTTTTCAAAGTCATAGAATTTCTCATCTACCTCAAAGCAGACAGAGATAACATCTTTAAGTGCTGAAGCAAAGATAGCCTGAGCAGACTTAACCTGTGTATCAAAGCCACCCATAAGGGCTTGAACACCTTGACCAGTAATGATGCTTGCATCAAGATTACCAGTACGTGACTCTGGATAACGAGTTCCAGTTCTTAACTCTTGTTGTAGTAATGTTTGTTCAGTAAATGCACCGTTTGGTATAGGTAATTCAACACGGCGTACGCCTGCTGGATTAGCGGTTCGAATAATCGAATCTCCACCAAACTCAATTTCTTGAACATCTTGTGGAACAACAATTGGTGATTGAACAGATTTCTCTGCTGCTTCCATCGCAAGTAATGCGAACCTATTACGAAGCAGTTGGATACCTAAAACATCATCAAACTGTCCACGCATTTCACCATCAACGCTTGGTCGTTTAGCAACAACAACCATCATCTTTCCAAGCGGATTAACTGCTTGAGATAGAATCAAATTGTTACGGCTAGGAACATAAATTAAAGATTGGTCTTTATCGTAATAACGAACAAAGTCAACCCTTGCTAATAGGTTCTGCTTGTAACCATCTGGTCCTAAGAGTTGTGACTCATATTCTGGGAATTGAGATACTAACTCAGCGATTGATAGTTCATATCTTTTAGCGAAGGCAATGCAGCGTCCGTAGCGGTCAAACTCTGGGTAAGCCCCAATTGGACTTTCTACTCGAATACGCGGCAGCCCTGCCTCTTCGTCTAATTCAATGATGAATGGGACGAAACCGAATGTGATGTAGTGGTCTGCACCTGTGTACATCTGTACTTGTAAATCTGAATGAGCAAAATAGTTAGCAGCAATGCGGGTGCGCTTATCAGCAAAAGAACGAGCACGGTCACTAACTTGATTAGCAGCAGAACAATTAACTGCAGGTAGTGGTGCCATTACCTCTGACAAGTCACGAGCAACAATGTCAATAAAGTTAGCAACTACGTTTGCGTCTACACCCTCTGGAAAAAACTCTGGGTAAACAGATGCAATCTTGCCTTTACGGACAGCAAGTACATCTTGCGCTCTAGCATCTTTATCTGCAGAACGTTCTTTAAGAGAGTCTACTCTCGCTGCAATCTGTTCAATACTTAACATTGTATCCTTATCCGTAGGTTTCTTGCCATTGCTCAGCAAGGGCTTCATCTAAGTTAACTGAGAATCTTTTTTCTTTTTGTGCTCTGGTTGCCCAGCGATTATTTGCGTATCGACTTATGTTACTTGACTGTTGCATAAATTCCCTTGCTCTAAGCACGGTAAACCACAACGCCATAACACAGTCAGTCTTACCACGGGTATTAGGCTTCCAAGTTATTAATTGTTGGATTAAAGCCTTCAGACCCTCTGAGTGTTCCGTAGAAGGAAACTCAATAATGTTATTCTTTTGGAACTTATCATCTCTTAAAGTTCCCATCAGCATAGACATACCTGCTACACCAAAGTTAGAATCCCATTTGTTCTTGCTAGTAAAGTGAGACTCTAATCTACACCCATACGCAGCAAGCCAGTTTCTTAAATTATCATCTAATGAGTAGGCTTTTTGGTGAGCGTTAATCTCAACCCTTAGTTCCTGTGGTTTGTATTTATCAACCAATTGCTCAATAGCATCTTGAATCTTTTGTGGTGTAGGTTCTGACATATTTACGCAGTCAAGAATATATATCTTGCCATCACGTCTATTAAAGGTAGATACCACAAACGCGGCATTCCCGCCCATTGCGGGGTCAAACCCTATTATTGTATACCCCTCAATGTGCGAGGGATGTCCCACGGCACCCGCTTTCAGCGGGCCGCGTTTGCGCTGTCCATTAATACAACCTTGAACAATCGCAGGTGGAAATATAGAATCGACTTGAACATCTTCTTGTTGATATACCAGTGCCCAAGTTGACGGCGTTACTTCGCTACGCCTTTTGGCTAGCGCTTTGCCGTCCCACTTCGGGAAGAATCCTTCTTCGTCAGGAACATCAGAATCCCCATCCCAGGGAGCATCCGACTTAGGCCAGAGCGTTTTCCAATCTTGCGTGCTTTCCGCATATTCCAATACAGCAGGCATACCCATATAAGTAAAAGGGCTTTTACCCCCAGACCAGTGTTTGGCCTCGCGGAGTTCTTTGTAAAAGTCTTGTGGTGCAATTCGCGTCCCTACGATTAGTAACTTACCGTTCTTACCCAAACGGGTAATAACTTCTTTTTGTAGCCAGTTGATTTGCTTATCAAACTCGTGAGCGTTGGCTGTGGTAATACAGTCGTCCAAAATAATTAAATCGGCACGTGCTCCGTAAATCTGTCCACCCATACCAAGTGCTTGGATAGTTGGGTCTTTCTCAGATGAATTTCGGGCATCGCCCCCAAGGTAAACGGTATCAACTCGCCAAGTATCTGAGTCTTCCTTCCAACCCCCCTCTGGTCCAAAAGTTGTTTGCAACTTTAACCATCTTGGGTGAGAGAGTCTCTGCTTGATTGCGTACACGAACTCGCGTGCTTTGATTAACGTTTTAGAAACCACAATGATGCGGACATTCGGATTGAGGGCGATACGATATGTGGAGTAGTTTACGGTGATGACTGTGCTCTTGGCGTGCTCAGGTGGCACGTTGATTAGCAGACGTGTTGGGTCAGCCTTTTCGTAAACCATACTAGGGTGGAGCCAAGAAGGCTCCCTACCCTCTAGTAGGTCAATCCAATCCATATGGTGAGGGAATACCCTCTGTTGTAAAAATATCTCGGAGAACTTAGGAAAGTCTATTTCTTCTTTTGGGATACCCAGTGAGGCAAGGGAAGCATCCTTTGCGGTCTCCTTAGCCTCGGCTAAATCGGCGGCAAACTTTTTATCTCGTAAACACCAGATTCGGACGGTGTCGGGCTTCTTCCCGCACATCTCCATAGCCTTGTGGACAGAGTGGCCTTCGGCCACGAGGGCTAAAACTTTAGCCTTTGCTCCTGCCATAGCCAGGGTTTTGGGGTTAGTATTTCCCTTGTTAAAAGTCATTAGTCCTGTCCCGTTTTCATACTGTTACAGTCTGTTAGTAACAGATAGTAGATACAGTCTGTAACGCAAGTTCCGAAAGAACTTGCTACTGTAAAAAATAAAATAGTCTCTATATAGTATTAATCCGTTCAACAGGCCAAAACGAACGTTTTTGGCCAAACTATTTTTAAAAACCTGCCCAAAAATAGTACAAAATAGGACATACTGGTATAGCAGAGGAACTGTGAACACTGTACGGAAAAATCTTTTTGGTAGATACTCTTATGTATTACAACAGATATTAAACAGTCTGGGGTCAA